GCCATGATAGAAATGCGCAGAAGGAAATGGACGTTGACCTGCTCGTGGCCGCAGCCGACGAGATCATGAAGGTGCTCGAACAACACGGTGCACTGGGAGAGGATGATGCTAAGCCCGAGTGAGCGCGACGCGATGCTGACGCAGGTGCTCGACCTGCGCGACAAGATCGGGACGCTGGAGCGGCAAACGATGGAGTTGAAGTTTCGATTGCAGCCGGTACGGGAGAAAGAGCGCAATTTGCGGGAGCGCATCCAAGCCACGCACGGTGGACCCGGCACGTTCAACGCGCGACGCGCACCAGACCGCAAGCCGCTGTTCGAGGGTCTGCTGCAGATCAGCGTTGACCACGGCTTCACCAAGAATAGTTACCGTGACATGGTGGCGCGCATGAGGGCATACGAGCGGCAGGCCGACAGCATCGAGCGCAAGTTGGCCAAGGACGGCGGGAAGAAGGGACATGGTGCAGTTTCCACCGGAGAAGACTGAGCTAACGCAGGAGGTTCTTGATTCCTACCTCGACTATTTCGGCGCGCTGTCACGCGAAAACTTCTACGCCTTCCGCCAGTGGACGCGACCGGGCATGGTCGAGACATGGTGGCAACGCGATCTGGCCTCGCACCTGATGTGGTTCTATCGGCAGATGATCGCGGGCGAGCGCCCGGCGATGGTGATCATGGCACCACCGCAGCACGGCAAGACCGAGCAGATCACGGACTTCATCGCATGGTGTGCCGGGCTAAATCCGAACATCAAGACCATCTTCGGCTCGTACAGTGAAGACCTTGGGGTGAAGGTGAACCTCGCACTGCAACGACTGTTCGACAGCTTCCGCTACAAGGTGGTGTTCGGTAAGACCAAGCTCAACGACACCAACACGTCGCAGGTGGCGGCGCGGTGGATGCGGAATTCCACCCTGCTCGAATACGTCGGCTTTGATGGCAGCTTCCGCAACACCACGGTGATGGGACCAATCAACGGCATGGGCCTCGACCTCGGCGTCGTTGACGATCCGATGAAGGGCCGCGCCGAGGCGATGAGCGAGGTGATCCGAAATAAAACGTGGTCGTGGCTGACCGATGACTTCTTCGGCCGCTTCTCTGACAACGCCGGTCTGTTGATGATCATGACCCGCTGGCACCTCGATGATCCGCTCGGCCGGTGGATCGAGCACTTCCCCAACACACGGGTGCTGAAGTACACGGCCATCGCCGAGCACGACGAGGAGTACCGCAAGAAGGGCGAGGCGTTGTTTCCGGAGATGAAGCCGATCCCGTTCCTGATGGCGCGCAAGGGCGTGCTGACCAACTCGGGATGGCAGAGCATCTATCAGCAATCGCCCATCGCTGCGGGCGGCGAGATGTTTCCGACCGAGCGTTTCAGCATCATCTCCAGCGTTGACCGCAGTCAGGTGCGCAAGAGCATCCGCTACATCGACAAGGCAGGCACCAAGGATGGCGGAGCCTACACCGCAGCCGCACTGGTGCACGACATGCGCGACGGCACAACCGTGATCGAGGATGTGATCCGTGGCCAGTGGGGAGCCATCGAGCGCGAGACGCGGGTGATGCAGGCGGCAATGGCCGACAAGGCGGTATGCGCGCGCTATTCGATCTGGGTGGAGCAAGAGCCGGGATCAGGCGGCAAGGAAAGTGCCGAGGGCTCGATCCGCAGGCTGAAGGGCTTTGACGTGCACGCCGACAAGGTGACCGGCGACAAGGTGGTGCGCGCCGAACCGTATGCCGCGCAGGTGCAGAACGGGCAGGTGTCGCTGGTCGCAGGCGCATGGAATAGGGAATTCCTTGAGGAGCACGAGCAATATCCGTTTGGCAAATACCTCGATCAGGTGGATGCTACCGCAGGCGCGTTCAACAAGCTGGCCGAGGCGCTCGGTAGCTACGACCGGACACTTTCATGGGTTGGTTGACCGATCCCAACGCAGTGAAGTGGTGGCACTACGCGCTGCTGTTCATCGCGTTCGCCGCAGGCTACTGGGCGATGTGGATGCTGGGGATATGACCGACGAGGAGCTTGAGGACGCATTGATCATCCTGCGCCAGCGTTGGACGCGCACGGGCAGCAGGCCGGTCAAGAGCGACAAGATGCTCGAACTGATCCTCGACGGTGAGGCGATCCTGCAGAAGCGATGGGCGACGCGGCCACGCATCGAGGTAATCAAGGCAATACGTGCCGAGCTTGAGGTGAAGTGATGCCGTTCGGTGATGTCAAGGTGATCGTGGTGCCTGACGACAACGCCGAGGCCGCGCGACAGAAGATACCGCCCGGCATCCTCTTATCGCTCGGCCCTAACCAAGTGATCATGAGCAACGACTCGCTCCGGATGTACGTGCGCGCCACGCACTGGGAGTCGATGAAAGACAGCTTCAAGCTGACGAGCAAATGATCTTCCTGTTGTTGCTGGTGCTGTCGGTCGCGGCGTTGGTCGATCATGCGTACATGCTGGCGGGCGTGCTGGCAGGTGCCGCACTGTTCGTCGCACTGACAAGCAAGAACATGTAGCCATCAAGGAGCGTGAACATGCTGACAGTGTTGAACGGGCCGACCATTGAGCCGGGCGAATCCGAATCCGACAGCGTTGACTGCAGTGCCGGGCAACTGGTGCGCATCACGATGCCGACCGAGTGGACGAAGGCACCGCTGACGTTCATGTTCTCCACCGATGGCGTTTTCTACAATGAGATGTACGGGCTCGACGGCTACGCGGTGACGATCAAGACCGTGGTGCCGGGTGCGGGCGTGATCATCCCCGAGAACATCGGCCGCGCCATTGCATTTCTGAAACTTCGCTCCGGCAGCGAGGGCAGCCCGGTGGTGCAGAAAGATCGCCGCGCGTTCGCGGTGACGATCCTGACCGATGAGGAAACTCCGGCCGAGAGCAGCGGCGGGCTTGGTCGCGGCGGGCTGACGTGATCACAGTCGATGACTTCCTCGACCTCAAGTGGCGGTCACTACCTGAAGAGGCGTATGCCGCCGAGGTGATGTCATTCGACGGCAACCGCTTCGAGGTCAGGCACGTCAGCGACGATCATCATGTCGGATACATCAATGGCAAGCCGGTCGGTGCCGCTGACAATATGGAGCGCACCGTCCGGATGATCTACGCGAAGTGGACGCGCTGAAGCATGAAGCGCAAACCGTGGGGCTGGCACACGCGCTACCGGCACCACAAGGATGACGTGCCCTACATTCCGGACTTCCTGCGATGGTGGCGCAGTCGCGCGCGCAAGCGAGGATGCAAGACGGTGTGCGAGCGAACCGGTCTGCCGATGTGGGACTGGTCCGATTTGCGCGTTGGCGCGCGCGGGCCGTGCGGGGATTGTCCGCATTACAAGACGCTGTAAATGAAATAGCCTTTCGCGCGCCACCTCGGTTCGCGTGAAGCTCCGCTGACCTTTACGTTGCTGTAAAGCCCCTAACGTAAAACCACCAGCGTCTAGCAGGATACTGAGGTGGCACCCGATGGGTTATTTCCACGACACCTTCACCAATTTCTTGAGCGGCCTCGGCGTGCCCGGTCGCGACAAGATGACGGGCTTCCGTTACACGAAGCAGGTGTGGACCCGTGACCAGTTGGAAGCGAGCTTTCAATCCGACTGGATCGCACGCAAGGCGATCACGATCCCGGCGCACGATGCGACGCGGCAGTGGCGGTCATGGCAGGCCGAGGCCAACCAGATCGAATTGCTGGAGGACAGCGAGGACAGGCTGCGTCTGCAGTTGAAGCTGCAGGAGGCACTGACCAAGGCGCGGCTGTACGGTGGTTGCTGCATCCTGATCGGGGTCGATGGTGATCTGGCCACCGAACTGAAGCCGGAGAACATCGGCAAGGGCGATCTGAAATTCCTGCACGTGCTCGCGCCGCATCAGTTGGTGGTCGAGAACCTGATCAAGGACATCTCGTCGCCGTACTACGGACAGCCCGAGTTCTACACGCTGCGCGACGACACCGGCAAATTCGGCAACGTGCGCATCCATCCCTCGCGCATGGTGCGGCTGATCGGGCTCGATGCGCCGGACCCGATGGGAAATTCCGGCTGGGGCGATCCGATGCTGCAGGTGATCAACGACGCGGTCAGCGCGGCGGGCACCGTGCTCGGCTCGGTCGCGGCGATGATCTCAGAAGCCAAGTTCGACGTCGTCAAGATACCGGGCTTGACTGAAATCTTCTCGACCACGTCAGGCACAGAGCGTCTGATCAAGCGGTTCTCCGAAGCCAACGTTGCCAAGAGCGTCATCAATGCCGTGGTGCTCGACGGCGAGGAGGAATGGCAGCGCATCGGTGTGGACTTCAACGGCATGCCCGAGGTGCTGCAGATGTACCTGCAGGTGGCGGCCGGTGCGTGCGATATCCCGGTGACGCGCTTCCTCGGCATGTCGCCCGCCGGTCTCAACGCCACGGGCGAGAGCGACCTCGCCAACTACTATGATCGCATCAAGGCCGATCAGGAATTGCGGTTGACGCCCGCACTGGAGACGCTCGACGTCGTGCTGCAGCGTTCGGCACTCGGCAAGTTCGATCCGAACATCTTCTATGAGTGGGATTCACTCTGGCAGATGGACGACGAGAAGAAGGCCAACATGGCCAAGGTGAAGGCGGAGACCGCCGCGCTTGATGCCGACGCTGGCCTGATCCCGTTCGAGGCACTGGTGCGCGGACGCGTCAACCAGTTGATCGAGGACGGCACCTATCCGGGGCTGGAGGCGGGCATCGAGGACGCCATCGAGGCGATGGAGCAATTGCCCGAGGGCGAACTGCCGCCGATCCCCGGCGTGCCGAAGATGATCCCCGAGCCGCCGCCGCAGAAGCAGATCGAGGGACCGAAGCCGAAGGAAAAAGCAGAAGCCGCCGACAGCATACTCGACGCCGCCGACCGGGTGCTCGACAGCGTGCTCGACGCGCTCGGCATCTGGGACCCGGAGAAGCACCCGCGCAATGAGGAGGGCGAATTCGGTTCGGGCTCGGCCAACCGTCGCGCCAAGAGCGCCCGCGCGGTCAAGGCACTGAAGGCGCAGGAAATCGGGTTGATGGCGACGCTGGCCAAGATCAAGTCGGTGCGCTCGATGAAGGGCAAGGGCGTGGCCAAGGCCACCTCGGAGAAGAGCGGCAAGCATCCCGGTCCCGGCTACTCGGCTGATGCCTACGTTGACAGCAACGGGGTGATGCACACCACCAACGTGTACGACGCGCAGCGCGCGCTGTTCGAGAACCGCCGGGTTGATCTGAAACAGCCGAAGATGGTGTCAACGCTGATCAAGCGGCTCGGCGAGACCGCGCTGGAGATGGCCGAGGGTGGCTCGACCGCACCGACGTTCAATCTGTGCAACGTCACCATCAAGGGCACCAACCTGTTCTGCGCCGACCAGATCGGCATCCCGCGCGTCGAGATGCCGGTGATCCGCGCATCGAAGACTGCGGACTTCGTCAAGTACCTTGAGAAGCAGGGTTACGAGGTCACCGAGGGCAAGGAGAAATCCGCGAACCTGCGCGCGTCGCAGAGTGAGATCAGCGGCGAGAAGGTGGCGGCCTCGATGAAGCGTATCGAGGAGGAGGGAAAATTCTACAAGCGGCTGGTGATCTCGAAGGATGATTACATCCTCGACGGTCATCACACGTGGGCCGGGCAACTGGCGCACGACGCCGCCGACAACGATCTTGAGAACGATGGTCGGCAGGTCAAGGTGGCGCGCATCAACATCGGCATCGTTGACCTGATCAAGGAAGCCGAGAAGTGGACCGGCGGCGCAGGCAAGAAGGCGGCGAGCGAGAAGGCCAAGGGTCTGGACTCGGTCAGCATCGAGGACCTCGACGCGGCCGAGACGGTGTTGCGTGATGCGCTGAGCCTTGTGCGGGACAAGATCACCAACTGGGAGGAAGAGAAGCACCAGCGCGTGCCCGAGGGTCAGGGCGGTGGCGGCCGGTTCGGCACGGTGGGCATTCCCAAGGTGTGGCAGAACGCGCGCGCCATTGCGGCACTGATGCCGAAGAACAAGCCGGAAGAGAAGGTGGAAAAGCCGACGGTCAAGCTAGAGCCTGAAGCCATCGACGTCGGTGGCGACGAGTGGAATAAGCAGACCGCGATCCGGCTGGAGACCGAGTATCAGGAAGCGAAGCCGAAGCTGCAGGCGTTGCTCGACAAATACGACGAGAACAACAAGTCGGCCGCTCCACCCGATGACTACGACGAGCACGAGGAGGACGACGAGGACGAGCAGGACGTGCCCTACGTGCCGGAGTCGTGGGAGGAGATGAGCCAAGAGATGATGGACGACGCCGAGCAGCAGTATTACAGCAGCGAATTGTCGAACTACGTCGAAAGCGAACAGAATAACTGGTACGAAAACGGCGGCGCGGCCGATGAGAGCAAGAGCATTGTCGCCAGCAAGGATGAATTCCTTGAGGACACGCTGAAGGAGTTCATTGAGGACAATGATCCGGGTTACCTGCCGTTCGATGCCAGCCAACTGCAGAACGCGATCACGCTGACCTACGAGAGCAACGGCGAGGGCACGGGCGATTTCACGGTGGACTACGACAACACCAAGCTCGACAACCCGGCGGGCTACGACCCCGCGCAGTTGACGCTGCCGGGCGTGCCGCCGCTTGAGCCGCACGAACTGTTGACCGAGGACATGCGCGACGAGTTGACCGCGTACATCGAGAAGGCATTCGAGAAGGCGGCCGACAGCGAGAGTCCTGACCCGCCGGACTATCTGGAGGAGAGTGCCAAGGAATACATGGAGGAGAACTGGTCGCACAACATGAGCGACGAGGACAAATTCCACTTCGTCAAGAACTCGACCTCGATCCTCGAAGACATCGAGAAGGAAGTCGAGGAGAGCGGCGGCAATCCGGATGAGCCGGTGCTCGGACTGCCCGGCAAGTGGGACCCGCTCAACACCACGTCAGGCACCGACTATCGGCGCACGCAACGCATCGCACGCACCATGTCGCTGCAGCGCGCGGAGCAGTTGATCAATGAGCGTGTGATGGAGATCAATCCCGACGTCGATCTCCCCAAGGAGTTGCGCCGCATTGACGGCAAGCTGTGGCAGGCGTGGAAGGGCTCATCGACGTCAGAGGAAGGCCTGTTGCTGCAGGTGGCAGCCGCCGACGAACTGCAGGGGCGGCTCAACCCGCGCACCGGCAAGGGTGGCGCGGTGACGCTCAACAAGGAATCGATCCGGCAGAATGCCGACATGACCTACTCGAAGATCGGTGGCTACAAGGGTATTCTCGCCTACATGCGCGCCAAGTGGGAGACCACGCAGATGCTGCTCGACAAGGCGGGCATGCACGAGTTGAAGCTCTACCGTGGCATCTCGCTCGACAATGACAAGTACAAGGAAGCCAACGAGAGCAGCATCAAGGAAGCCGGGCACATCAAGTCACCTGCCATCAAGGTGATACGCAACGGTGCGGCCTCGACCTCGTTCAACGCCGATGTCTCCAACGGCTGGTCGAATGACGGCAGCCGCATCGTGCTGCGCGCGCTGGTGCCACGCACCGCCGCGATCTCGATCCCGGCCTATGGCATCAACGTCAAGAGCGAGCAGGAAGTAGTGGTTGCGGGCACCGCGTGGAAAGAGTGGGATGCGTGGATCAAGAAGGCACCGACCTTCGAGTCGCATCCGATGCAACGAAAGGCGGCGTGATGGGCAAGCAACCGAAGCCGACCGAACCTGACGTGCCGGAGATCGAGGTCGATATCCTCGACATGGAGTTGCGTGAGGACCTGCCGTACTGGCTCGACCCGATGGTGAAATATTCTGGGCTGCACGACGAGAAGCGCAAGGAAAAGCAGCGCGGGCGGTCGATGGCGATACAGGCGAGACGAAAGCACAAATGACCAACAGGCGTGACCCGACCCGCAGTGCCGGACTGCGCAAGCACGGTCGCGCACTGGTCAGTCGCAGGGTTTACTCGCTGCACCAGCGGCTGCGGCAGGCACTGAAAGAGCACGACGTTGCGGGCTTGCGTGCGCCAGCCAACACCGTGCCGCTCGGCTTCATCAACTGGGCCGAAGCGGTGAGCTACAGGCTGGCGCGCGCCGAGGGCGCGATTGCACAGATTGTCGAGGCGACGCTGGCGACGCCACCGGACTGGCCGCGCGAACTGATCGAGCGATCCATCGCGCATGGTGTGGCACTGGTCGAGCAGGAGTTGAAGGTCTCGCTGGAAAGTCTCGACGTCACCGACGTCTCGCAACTGCATGGCTCGCTGGCTGCGGTCGAGGTGCGCGGCATCGCAATGGAGACCGAGCGCCGCGTGGTGCGGCAGGTGGTGCGCGCCATCGAGACCAAGATGAAGCCGGAGCAACTGATCCGCGAGGTGCGCGGCATACTGGAGAAGATCACGCGGCTTCGGCTCAACCTGATGGTCAACACTGGCGTGGTGCGCGCGGTCAATGCGGGCAAGCTGTTCGCCTACGAGGCCGAGGGCATCACGCAGGTCGGCGTCGATCCGGAGTGGCTGCCGCACAAGCACGTCAACGACAGCGCCGTGCTCGATGCGCGCTCGCGCAAGGCGAAGCGGCGCAAGCGGGTGAAGGCGAACAAGGCCAAGCGAAAGCGCAGCATCGAGGAAGAGATACTGCTCGCCGCATTGCCTCCGGCGCAGGGCGCGGCGTTCATGGCCATCGAGGGTCTGCTCGAAGAGATCGAGGAAGCGGCCGAGCCGGTGCTGGTCAACGTGTTGACCGCAGGCGACGACAAGGTCTGCGTCGATTGCGAGGACATCGCCGCCGATGGACCGTATGACATCGACAAGGCGCGCGATCTGATACCGGCCCACCCGAATTGCCGGTGTGCTTTCATTCCATTCGGGGACAAACGGTTTGCTCCGGTCGAGGAGCAGTTAGAGGAGTTCGAGTGATGGTGCAGAAGCGGTTTATCGTGAACGAGACATTCACCGAGGACGACGTCGAATATTCGCAGGGCGCGATCTATCCGGTCACCGCTGAGTTGACCGAGAAGGTCAAGGCGTGGACCGCCGATGGCAAGGTGCGCGATCCGGATGCGCCGAAGGATGACGATGACGACGTCGCCGAAGACGAGGATGACGACGACAAGGACGAACCGGCATGACCAACATCATCGAGTTGAGGCGACCGCCGCCGCGTGACGCCGACATCATGGCACCCGTGGTGCTGTGGATGATGGGCGTCTCGCTGATGCAGGTGGCTATGCTCGCCGCGTTCTATGCGGTGTGGCACCGATGACGCTTGAGCGCGGCTACCTCTCAACGGGCAAGGACCGTCAGCACCCGGTTGACGGTCAGCCCTATGGCGAGGACTCGGTGGCCGTGCCGCAGGTGTGGTCTGGCTTCAACACGCTGACATGGTACGCGTCGGTGAACCTGCCGCGTGCACCGCTGCCGATCTATCCACCGATAGGCTGGCCAACTGCAGATGGCCCGTAATGGAAAACAGGGACACGTCAGGGCGTGGGGTTTCGTCGGTCGCGACGGCGCACCCGTGCCTCCGCTTGAGCATGAAGACCCGACGGTCTGGCTGGTCAATCGCCTAGCCACCGACGAGGATGGCGATCCGCTACAGCAGGGCATCTTCTCGAACTACAACGACGACATCATCCTCGAAGCGGATGAAGGCACGCTGATCGGCCGCTCCGATCCGGCGCGTGGTCCGGCGCAGCGTATCGGCATCGAGCCGCCGCTCTGGCTTCGTGATGGCGTGCTCGGCACCGATGCGGTTGGTGGTGGTGAACCGGGTGAACCGGGACCGCCCGGCCCGCAGGGACCTCCGGGGCCGCAAGGACCCAGTGGCGCATCGACGTCGGTGATGCCGTATCGGTTCGACAGCGTCACCGCTGCGAACGATCCCGGTGCGGGGCGGCTGCGCATCAACAACGCGACGCAGTCGGCGGGCACCAAGATTTATTTCGACCGCCTGACGATGAATGATTTCGACGTCACGGCGATCCTGCGGATTAGCAATCCCGACGACGAATTCGTCATTCAGGATGCCAACCTCGCGGTGCAGTATCAAATCTGGAAACTGCTCGGGCCATCGGTCAGTCATGCTGACTGGTTCGAGGTACCGGTGCAGTTCGTCTCCGGCACGACATCGTTCTCCAACAACCAGAACATCGCGGTGCTGACGCGCTCGCGCGGACCGGCAGGACCGCAGGGACCGAAGGGCGATCCGGGCATACAGGGACCGCCGGGCTCGATGGGTCCGGCAGGTCCGCAGGGTCCGGTTGGTGGCATGGGGCCGGTCGGGCCGCAGGGACCGAAGGGCGATACCGGCGCGCAGGGCATTCAGGGCGTCGTCGGCCCGAAGGGCGACAAGGGCGACACCGGCAACACCGGGGCGCAGGGACCGCAGGGCGTCAAGGGAGACAAGGGCGACACCGGTAACACGGGTGCGCAAGGCCCGCAGGGCATTCAGGGCGAGAAGGGCGACCAAGGTGACCAAGGCGTGCCCGGCCCTCCCGGTGGCCTCGGCGAGGCACCTGTAGACGGCAGCATTTACGGACGGCAGGACGGCGCATGGGTCGAGGTCGAGTCCGGCGGTGCCAGCGTCACCATGTCGGACACGTTGCCACCGTCAGCCGAGCCGGGCGACCTCTGGTACGAGACCGATTCGGGCTTCCTGTTCGTCTGGGTGGACGACGGCACCAGCGCGCAGTGGGTGGTCACCAATCCGGTGGTGCCGCTGCAGGGACCGCAGGGCGAGCAAGGGTTGCCGGGTGCCGATGGGCCAACAGGACCGGAGGGACCGACCGGACCGGAAGGGCCGGGCTCACGCGTCAACACGCAGGACGATCCGCCCGCTGATCCGAACGATGGCGACATGTGGTGGGAGTCGGACAGTGGCCGACTTCACATCATGTATCGCGACGCCGACGATAACCGATACTGGGTGCAGGCGGCGGCCTCGGTCGCCGATGTAGACAACTCGACGTTGGTCAAGAAGAGCGGCGACGCGATGAGCGGGCTGTTGCTGCTCAGCGGCGATCCGACCACCGGCTTGCACGCAGCGACCAAGCAATACACCGACACCAATGCGGTGACCTATGCTGCGCAGGCAGCGACAATCCCGCAGCGAACGCAGGCGCGGGCGAATATCTTTGCAGCACCGTTCGATGCTCTGGCGTTTAACGGGCTGCAGGTCAACGGATCGATGGAGGTCAGTCAGGAGCTTGGGAGTGCTGGCAGGGCAACAGCCGGATATGTTCGCGATGGGTGGGCGCTGTATTTCAGTGGGACTATGGTCATCGGCGCTGGCGCAGGCGGCATAATAGCGCCCGGTTTCGGCAATTCCATTTATACGCAACCCACTACGGCGCAGGTGTCTCTCACTGGCGCGCAAACAACGGTACTTTACCAGCCCATCGAAGGATATCGCATATCACGATTGGCATGGGGCACAGCCGATGCCCAACCGATCACAATCGGGTTCTGGACCAAGCATCATCGAACCGGCATCTATTCCTGCACCGTCAGAGGTGGTGGAGGGCGTACCTACGCCACGACTTACACACACAATGTTGCTGATGTCGCGCAGTACAACAGCGTTACCATCCCCGGCGATACGGCTGGAACGTGGGCCAGCGATAACGCCACCGGAATAACCCTTCTGTTTTCGATGGGCAGCGGACCTTCCAGCACCGCGCCATCCGCGAATACATGGGTGGCGGGGACTTATGACGCTGCACCGGGGCAGGTAAATGCTGTTGCCGCAACGTCCGAT